CCTACCTACCTGCTCACGATAACTAGCATAATCCGAACTTGCTCCATATGCAAGGGAATTTTTTATATTTTCTATTTCTTTTTGTAATTCTTTTTGTAACTCTTCATAGAGCATTAAATATCACCTGTCTTGTTTTTAAACATTTCAAGCAAAAGCTTAGTAGATTCTTTTGCTTCTGATAGCTGATTATTTTCTTGTGCTTTAATAAGATCAGCTAACAAATCCATAGCTTTCAAAGCACGTTTAGAATTTCTATCTTCTTCTTTCTGTTGTGCTTTAAGCATATCACTTGCTCCTGCCTTTTGTGCATCAAGAACAATCTTCTGTTCTTTAAGATCAAGGTCACGTTGTTTAAGAGCAGACTCAACTTGTTCTTTAGCCATTTGAGCCTGAACTTTGTTTTGTTCAATGTCAAGACGTTTAGCTTCAAGCTGAACCATTTGTTGTTCAGGAGACATAGCACCACCTTGTTGTGCTGCTTGCGATGCTTGAAGAACTTGTTGTGCGGCTTGTGCTTGAATATTTTCAATAAGCTGTGGGTTAAGGGCTACCTGTGCTGCAGCCATTGGGTCTGTTTTAATTGTTTGATTAGCAACACCCATAATTTGTTCTTTGTATTTTTCCATAGCATGTTCTGTAATATTTGCTTGTAATGCTTGAGCAATCTTAGGGAACATTGGATTTTTCTTTTGTTGTTCTGGGTCTTGTAAGAAAGCCATCTTAACTGCAATATGTGCATCGTGGTTTTGACCAGGGAAAGCTTTAATTGGTTTGTTATCTGATGCAAGCATAATGTCTGTCATCGGGTCATGCGGCTGCGCCTCTTTCTTACGAGGCATAAGCTTATCCACATTAGGAACATTAGCTGACTCAAGAAGCATACGGTTAATTGCTTCCATGTCAAACATTCCAGGTTCTGACTGTGCTGCAATTGTCTGAACCATTTGAATCAACATCATGCGTTGTGCATTAGAAGGAATGTTTGGGTCAGATACAGGAATAACATCTACACGACCATCAAAGTCTGACTTTAATACTTTCTCGCAGCATCCTGGAAGGTCGTAAGGATACTCGTCTGGTAGATATTCGTAGTCTACACGTGCCAGAATTTTAAACTCGTCACGTTGTGCTTTGTGTAGCCGCTTGTGAATAGCAGAGAAGAACTTGCTTGAAGCTTCTAGCAATGCCATCGTTGTACCGACAGGACCATAGCCCCCACTATCTGCAATGACTTGCTCTGTACTGTCGGCAAACTTCTGACCAACACCAGTGACATAGGTCAACATGTTGAATAGAGTTTGTGATGGTTCTTTAAATGGTAGTGGCACAATGGCCTTCGATAGGTCTACCCCTGTCGATTCTACTTCTTTAAATTCCCCTGGTGCGATTGGGTCGTTGTCCCCGACAATTCTAACGCCTTTTGCCTTAAAGCCACCAGGAAGGTTAGCGAACTGACCTGCATCAAGTAGTGACCGCATTGCTGCAGTGGCGGACATTGTGAGGTTACCAAGGAAGTGGATAAGTCCAAGACCATAAAATCCAAAGCCAGGTACATAACGATAATGCGTGAAGTGAAGTTTCTTAGTATATTTTTCATCTCCCTCGTTCCAGTTTCTTCTAATAGACAGAACCTGTCCCGACCTTTCCTCAACCGTAACAATGTACGGACAAGCAACGCCCTCTCCACGAGCCATCTTGTCTTCAGGAATTTCTAAATAACAGTGCTGCTCAAGCAACACATACTGTGGGTCATTGTCACCTGCTGGTGATAAACCCAATACAGTATCCATCTTCTCTGCCATACCTGACAGATTAGGAACACCTGCATCTGGTAATTCTACATCGGCATACATACCTGCGTCAATCTGACGGAACAATTCGTTAGGGCTACGATAGATTACGTGTGTATATCTATCTGCCCGTAGCAGGTCGGTAGCATAGTAGGACACATAAAACTGGTCGATAGGAACAAACTCACTGACTGGGCGACCAAGACTTGCGTCATAATAAATCTTTTTAATAGATGAACCGATAAGCGGTAGATGGAACAGCATACGTTCAAACTCATCGAAGTATTCAGGCATTTGTTCTGTAACCTGATAATTCATAAATGTTCTGACGCGCTCTGCCTGTGCAATTTTCTCTGCCGTTTGCTCTCCAAGTACTTGTGTTTTAATTGGACCTTTGGCAGGAAATAATTCTTGTGAAGCTTTAGACTGAAACTTAACAGCCGACTCAATCAGTAGTGGATGAACAGCTGTGGCTGCTCCTTCAAATGGTTCGCTTGTGTCTTCAAGCTTCAGACCTAATAGGTCAAAGCCTCTTTCAAACATGCTTTCCCATTCACCACGAGAATCTTTGTCTGCTTCAAACTTATCAATAACTGTATGACCAATATCTTTTAAGTCGTCTTCATCAAGCAGGTCAACTAGGTTTTCATAAAAACCTGTATCAACACCAACCTCAATTTCAATGGATTCTTCTACTGGTTCAAAGTCTACAATAACTTCACCAGTTTCAGGGTCTACTTCAATCGAAGCACCGCCTTCCATTTCTCTTTCCATTGATAGTTGAATTACATTATCGCCTTCGATGCGGTCATAAGGATTACGTTCTGTAGCCATATTAGTCCCTTGTTAAAATACTGTAGCCTATATTATACACCTAAGTGCGCCAATATCCAACCCTCTTTTGTCTTCTTGGGTTATAATCATCTTCCCAGTTAGGGTCGTCTGGGTGTGTAATATTCCAGCTGTCCTTCATATATTGAATAGCCATAGTCATAGCATCCACTTGGTCATCATGTGCGCCATTGGGAAAGGCCAATGCTTCGTCATACAAATCACCAGCCCACTCCTTTCCACGTGGTATAAACAATCTACCTGCTTCCATAATTGGAGTAGAAGCATATACCCTGCTTACCTTGTCTCTGTCAGGCAGATACTCTAACACAGGCAGACCTGCTCTACGCATGTCCTGTATCAATGACTGCCCTGAAGCTTTTTTCTCCACGATACACACATCTGGTCTGTGTTTCTGGAAAAGATGCTGCGCTACTCTACGAAGTTCTGGATATTCAAACCTGTCCTTGACATTCCCCAGTAGTATCAGACATGGCACGGCTGACTCAACACCATACTCATTACGTTCCATCTGGTAGAATATACCCCATGTCTGTATAACACTATAGTCAGCAGTCTTACTGGTGGAGAATGCTGTGTCATAGGTTTGTATTAACATTTCACAACTAGGTGGGTCTTCATACTCCCACCATTGGAACCATTTCTTTTTAATAATGCCGCCTTCTTCTGGCGATGGGTTTTGCATATACAGTGCATCCCAGTAGCGGCTACCATTGCTTGAGCGTATCTCTTGCTCATCAACTCTAAGAACACTGTCAGGCTTCCACTCTGGAAAGTAGCTAGTACCTTCTGGTAAACCTAACAGATTGGCAGCTGTCTCATCTAGCCAAGCAGGAATACTAATTACTTCCCACTTGTTCTCTGTCAGTTCATTCTCCTGCTTCAGCAGCCAGCCACACAGGTCATCGAAGTGATAGCGAGTATTAATAATGATAATAGCCCCATTAGGCATAAGACGAGTACGTAGACCAGAAGGCCACCATTCTTTAATATAACGTCTACCAGCTTCACTGAAACTATCCTCCTCTGACATTACATCATCCAGCAAGGCTAGGTGCGCACCACGACCTGCAATCTGTGACCTTACACCTGCAGCATAGTATGAGCCATTGTGGTTCGTCTTCCACTTACCTGCAGCCTTAACGTCACTGCGTAGCTGAACACCCTTGAACACACGCTGAAAGTCTTCTGTGTTTACCAAGTCCCTTACACTACGACCAAAGTCACTAGCCAGCTGGTCACTGTGTGACACAGACATAATTTCATGGTTAGGGTTACGCCCTATATACCACGCAGGAAAGAGCTTACTGGTTACCAGACTCTTAGAGCTACGTGGTGGTAGAAACACCATAAGCCTTTTAATCTCACCATCGGCTACCTTCTGCAGCCTGTCACACAATAACTCTATGTGTCTACCCATGTGAAAGTCAGACACAAGAGTAGGAGCAAACTTCCTGACATATGTTAGAAAGTCTTCCTTACACTTAGCAGTAATATAATTACCCAGTGCCTCATCAAACCCTATATAATTTTTAAAGTCTTCTACTTGTTCTTGTATCATATTGTAACATTTCGTGATGTATCTGGGTATTGTATGTTTGGAAAATCCATGCTATACTAACTTTACTTTAAAGTTGGAAGAAGATATATAGAACCTCGATAGCCCCGCCCCAGTTAATTATTATTATTACTACTATTACTTCCTACCATTAATGTAATTATACTTTATAATAATATTATATACAACACAAAATACTATATACTACATACAACCTAGGCTGCCCCGCCGTTGATTGATAAATCAACAACGACAGTGGCCTGGGTTTTATTTTTTTTATACCCTGATATACCCTCTTATTTTTTTCTACTAATAGAACTACCTCTATTTCATTTTTATTTTGACCTACTAATTCCTGCACAAAAAATAGGCAATTACTTCCCAGAATTTTGGAATATGATAAAGTTCCTTAATTTGGTCGGTATGTGTCAGGCACTATTTATATATACATATACACGCAGTTTTTTTGGGGTACCCTCTCAAACACCTCTACTTGAGAATGATTCTCAATAGCAAAAGGATGCTTTTTAGAACGATTCTAATTTGCATTTGCGCTTGTCCCATTGTTTCACGTGAAACATTGTAGTGTTGCAAATATGTCACACAATAAAAATAATTTATGCCCCATGCTTTTTTCTATTGACTATGACCCCAACCTATGCCCCTATGTACTTAGGCGATGTTGCCTAGTTTTTTGAAAGGAAATTGACCATGACTATCGAATTGACCAACCCTACCCGCGCTGTTGCCATTGTAGATATAAGCGACCAACACCGCGAGTATTGCCGCGAGCAAGGCATACGCTTCGAGTTTGATTATGGGGCTATGCTCGATTCTTTATATCCCGCGCTTAAAGAGGAATATCCCCAAGAACGCGCTAAAATTTTAGGCTATGTTTATAAATTGCTGAATAAATACGCATAAATGAGAGAGAACCCGCCATTAGTGCGGGTTTTCTTTTGCCTAAAATTAGAACAAAAAGAGAACAAAACGTAAACAAAACAAGAACATAACGTGAACAAACAGTGAACATCGGGCTGCCTAAAAAATAGTCATATGCTCATTATTTAGGCATTCAAAATATGATTAAAAAATAGGCAAAATATGAGCCGCCAGAGTGTCAAAATTATGACACTTCATGGCTTCATCAGTC